AATAATATGGCTATTCAAATTGGAAAATACAAAAGACCAGGAATCTTCATAGAAGAATTTGACCAATCCGTAATCACGAGCCCTATACAAGAAGGTATTACCAACCTTGTAATTGGGGTTTCTAAAAAAGGGCCAGTTAATACACCAATTAGAATTACAACTACTGGTGAATTAGAAGCAATATTTGGACAACTTGATAGAGGATTAGAAAGAAAAGGTTCTTTCTTTCACAGAACAATTACTAAGATGTTAGAAACATCGCCAATTTTCGCGATGAATCTTTTAGTAACCGACGACAATCTTGACACTATCGAGTATCAGTCTTTATCTACTTCTGCTGGATATATGAATGATATCGAAAGATTAGGTGCATATAGAAGATTTTTTGATACAACTGGTTTCTGGAAGAGAGATACTGAATCTTTCATCAATTTGACTAAGAATAACACTGGTTATACAGAAAGAGCTTTTAACATAACAAACCTTTCTGATAGAAATATTACTGTGTTTATCTTTAAATCATCAGTTACTGGCTTTGACAGAACATTACTTGAATGGTATGGTTCTGTTGAAAAGATGCCTCCTTACGTTAATAAGAATGACTTCGCGTCTGACTATTTAGTAGACGTTGTGGTAGTTGGTGGTGATTGGTCAAACTATCAACAATTAGCTGTGGATCCAAGATGGAGTGCTTACTTTAACGCTTCAGGTCTTAGAAAAGAGCAAATCAGAAATTTCGCTAACGATAGAAACGTTACACTTTTAGCATATTATGAAGGTCTTTCATTAATCCCTTATTTTAGAGATTTGAATGGTAGAAATATATTTATTGAAACTACAGTAAACAGAGATACTGACAGAACTGGTTTATTCTGTGCATTTAACAACGACTTAGTTGAAAAGGACTTCTATACTGGTCTTGTTGACCTTTTAGGAAATACTTTAGTAGGTCAGGAAGAAACAGCTATTGATTTCTTATCTTATAAAGAAACAATTGCTGAGTCTGTCGAGATTGTAAATACACCTCTTGACTTACCGGGTAACGTTACAGCTATGTTGGGAGTTGATCCATATATTGGAACATTCTCTTATATAAGTCAAGATGACCACGCATTTTCTAATGGAGCTTTTGGTCCAGATTCAAGTGGTGGTTCTCCATTAACAAGTGGAATTGTTTATAACGGTAATAACAGAACTGCTTGGTTCGCTGAGGGTGCTGTTTATAACGTTACAAAAGGTTCACTTACTACAAGTACACAATCATTGACAGTTACTTATAACGTACCTGGTGGAAATGGATTTGCTGTAATTGATGATACTTACGTTCCTGTTACAGCTACTACGTCACTTTTGATAAGTGCATCTGATTATCCAGTAAATAACGCTACTGCATCATATACGTCAGCATTCATTATTGACTCAACTGGTGAGATTTTGAGTGTTAATAGTTTGACAAAAGATACAAATCCATCAGTTGGATTAAATGATATCGTTTTAGGTTACTTAACATTTGATGTTTATCAAGGAGCTTTCGTTAGTCTTGGTGGTCTTTCGGTTGATGATGTCTCTGTAACAACACAAGGATTTAAGGATTACACGTTTGGTACTATGTCTGGTGATGATTATTACATTACTGAACCTTCTACTGGTGTTCTTAAGTTTGAGTTTACTTGTACTAATACTGTTTCTTAAGTTTCTAACTACGAACAGTACAGAAGATTTAAGATGTTTAGAAGATTAACAGCTTTAATCGATGGTCCTAATAAGGCTAAAATGACTATGGTTTTAGGACCATCTGCTTCATATCAGAAAGCTTCTTTATCTAATATGGAGATTAGTGACATTGTATCAAGTACTACACAAAACAAATCATTCTTACTTGATACTAAATTAACATCTACACAATTACAAGATATCAAAAAAGGATACTTTGTATTATATACAGAAGATAATGAGTTCTTATTAGGAACAGATGGTGTTATTACAAAAGACACTGTCGCTGTTACATCACCTGGTGGAATTGGAGTTGTTGCTAAATACTCTAAATTCTATACAAGATATTTTGATGGTAACATCAATAGTAGAGATTTCTTCTTTGATAACAGACTTTATGTTATGTCTGATGGTACACAAAATGCTGTCTTGGGTGATACTGTAAACGTTACTTTCATCGATGGTGAAGTAGCAACTACAGCAACATCTTCATACGCTGGTTATGATTACATCGTATTCCAGTCAACTGTTGCAAACTTTGATGATGAAATCGAGTTACAAGTTCAAGAGAAGATTCAATTCCCTACGTCTGCTGAAAATAAGGGAGCATTTACTATCGTACAAAACGCTGTAAATCCTTTACAATCGGCAAACGCTTTAGCAAACGCAATTGGGTTCACTGGTTCTACTTACTACGCTTATCAAGTAAATGAAGAAGTTGCTTATGAATACTTAACTGATGTTAATTTAGTAAATGATTATTTAACTAAACATTATTTAAGAATGTTCTTAGACTCAAATGGTGTTCTAAGTGTTGAATTTAAAGATTCATCATTAGATGCTGATGTTGATGTTGAAATAGAAGCAAACAACACATTCTATATTCAGTCTGAAAAAACTAACTTTAAGCAAACTATAGAAATTGAAGTTCCTGCTGGTTATGTACAAACGGCTAATAAGTGTTTAATAGACGCGGCTCGTTACACTGAAGTAAGAGTAGGTGACTTCTTAGAAGCTAGCTACGATGCAACAGCGTTAGAAGTTGGTGAAGCACCAAGAAGATACACAAGAATTCTAAGTAAGAGACAATATGCTGGTAACACAGACCTTACAGAAATTACTTGTGATGGACCAATCGCTATTACTAATTTTGCCGGTGATTTACAAACTACAAGATTTGTTGGAATTGACCAATATGCAAACACATATAAGGCACTTTCACTTAAAGGATTTAGAATTAGACAATCATCTTTACCAGATGGTACTGAAACTAGACAAAATACAATATTAAATCTTGTTGCTAAAGGTACACCATTATTTAAGGCAATCACAAACAAAGAAGCAATTGACTATAGATATTTAATTGACTCATTTGGTCTTGGATTGACTGAGAAATCAAAACAACAATTAGTTGATATTTGTGGTGAAAGATTAGATTCATTTGGTTTCTTGAACATGCCTTCTTTAAGACAATTTAAGAACTCATCATCACCAAGCTTTGTAAACACAGAAGGTGTGTTACAATTAGAATATGTAGCTAAAGGTGGTGACCCAGAAAGTAGTCCAGCATTCCTTTACTCATTCGGTGACGGAGCAGGTTCTACTTGTGTTGGTTACTTCACACCTTATGTTATAGTGAATGATAATGGTCGTCCAGTTGAATTTCCTCCTTCATCATATGTTGCAACAACATATATGAGAAAACACGTATCGAATGTTGGTAACGTTACACCGTGGACAATCGCAGCGGGTGTTACAAATGGTAGAATTACTGGTATTACCGACTTAGAGATGATGTTCACACCAAGTGATATAGAATATCTAAATCAAGCTCAAATGAACCCATTAGTGTTCAAGAGAAATAGAGGATACGCTATTGAAACTGAAAATACAGGTCAAACTCTTTATAGATCTGCTCTTTCTTACATCCACGTAAGAGAGGTGTTGATTGAACTTGAAAGAGAATTATCGAGAATGTTGTTAGACTTCCAATGGAAATTTAACACACCAGACATAAGAGCTGAAATTAAGTTAAGAGCAGACGTTATCTGTGAAACTTATGTGGGTAGAAATGGTTTATATAACTACTTCAATAAGATGGATGATGAAAACAACACACCTGAGATTATTGATAATCAAATTGGTGTACTTGACACATATGTTGAACCAATCAAAGGTATGGGTATTATTGTTAACAATATTACAATACTTAGAACAGGAGCAATTAGTG